AATACACATGAGTATCCTTGAGACACCTCATAGATACCTTCCCTACACTCTCGTAGGAACTGACGTTGATGTTTAAGGAGGTCTGGGGTTGCCATCATCCAGATGGACCCCAAACCAACCGTTTGTGTGTCGTTAACGCCAAAGACCCCGATAGGTGTACCTTCAGGATCACACATGGTTTTGCATTGTCGTGAGAACAACAACACCAACTTTAATGCTACCTTGGGAGGCAAACCAGCTTGTGCGTTTAATTCCTGAACGTCTGCTTCCCTAAGGTTTTCCGCTAGATGGTCTAGGTCATCCTTATGGGTGTTGCGGACGTATACATTCATTATAGCCTCTGTGATTTCCCGACATACATACCTGACCACTCCATAGACCCGAAGGCACATGGAAAGGCACTGTCGTTAATTATTTTGATTTGAACTTTGTCGTTTTGAGCAAACACAGGGAACTTATATTCACCAGTGTCTCTAGGCATCAGACCAGCTACGTTGTCTTCATCCGCCAGAATACGCGCGTTGAACAAGTGCTCAAACGTGTCGTTATTCTTAGGTGTGACTTGGATTTTAAAGTAAGCACTGTCCGTGTAGATTAGGGACATATATCTTAGCTGTACCCTGCCCTCTTGAATAGCGGCTTCACCCGTAGGTGTATCCTCTCGTATATACTGAGGAGAGAACTCGTATTCAAAGACGTAAGGTACACCAGCATTTATACTCCACGAAGTCGCATCAACTTTAGCTAAATGATAAGTGTTATCACTAACCTTAGTCACCGCCATCTTTTGACCCTTAGGGTTCTCCATTTTAAAGAACTCTAGGTTAGCTGGGGTCGAATAAGGAAGCACAAGCTCTGTACGATTGTCTGTTTGGTTGTATGTGACTGTGATTGCTGTCTCGTCCACGCGGTGATCCAAGAGAGCCTTGTCGCTAGGCTTGGTATCCAAGAACATCTTATCGAGATAAACCTGTCCACCTGTCTTATACACGATGTACAAGAAGTCCTCTAGGAACTGACAACCCATGATGGTTACATCTTCACCGAAATCCCAATGGGACCACGCTGTTTGTATCTTTTCACCACCAGATGTGTACCATTTGTAGACGTAGAGTTTACTTGGTTCTAAGGCTGACAGCTGCACCATAACATCATCATAAGTTGATACAGCTTGTGTGCGTACCTGATTGGGAATGTAGTTAGGGATTTGGATTGTAATTTCATCCGCATCCACGGTCTTCAATTCTTCATCGATATAGAGTTCACGAACTGTTGAGTTTGTCGATCCGTCCGTAACAAAGAACACAATAGGCCCAGAAGCCACAGGTGCTGTATATGGAGAACAAGCAAACTTTGTTGAGGGAACGATGCCGACCGTAAGAGGCGATAGTACGTTTTCAGATACCAGCTTAAACTGTTGGCTATCAGAGAACAGAACCAGTGTGTCACTAAACATCGCAGCATGATATAGGTTGTTAACTCGACCAGTAATAGATGCCACATCGATCCTATCAGAGGCGAATACTTGAACAACTGTACTTCGATACAGACTCTCTAGTTCACCTACTGCGGACATGATTAGGTTCTCTTCACTGAGGAAGCCCATGCGTCCTTTAAAAAGGAATAAAGAGTTAATTCTTTTACCTACAAAGCTAGGCGCAGGGTTAGTGTCCCCATCACCTACTGTACGTTCACCCCATATGTGTTGTTTAAACGTAAAGGTTCCATCAGCTTCCCTCACGAGCACATGAGGCATTGTTGAGGCGTTGAAGCCCTCACCCGCGTTATATCCTGCGGTTTCTTCCCACACGTTGTTATCGAACTCGACCCAATAATCCTCTGTAGCGTCATTAAGGTTACCCTTAATTTGTACGATACGCCCCTGCTTCTCAGAGGGAGGTAATTTGTCGAATGACTGTATGCGGTCTGTAAATGCTTCCATAGCCGCGCCACCGAACTGGTCGAGCACCCTGATATCGGCCCCAGCGGGTACAGAGAATGTAAGAGTGGGTCCAAATGTTTGTGCGTCAGAATAACCACGGCTAATAGCGTCAGCCTTTAGTTCCTCTGCAATGTCTGAAGTACCCTCTAGGGCAGTCTGAGCAGTGGTGTTATCTTCTGTAGAGGTTGTCGCAGCCAGTACGTTGTTGATGTACACAGCATAGGTCGTAGAGGCCACAGCACGTTTAATGAAAACAGACGCGGTTGCGCTGGGGTCAGAACGTGTCTCTGGTAGAGCTAAGGTTTCAATTGTCTTTTCAGTATTAAGAATGAACGTGGTGTCAGCTACCGTGGCAAACCGTAACTTTGTCCACATATCGGATGTGGGGAGGTATGATTTACCATCAGGGTAGTTGACGGTCTTTTTAACACCATCAGTATCAAAAACCTCAACATCGCCTGAACCACCGACAACAATATATCTCTCGTTGAAATCTCTGTTAATCACATGGATCGCTGTGGTGTCATCGTCAGTAATGTTAGTATTCAGTGGTGATACAAATTGGGTTGGAGGACGTTTCTGCAAACCCGCCACAACAGACGGGTATGCGTTTTTCATTTCCTGACCAGAAGTCCTAAGACGCTGTGGTGCGGGTTGTTGTGAAACACCACTTACTAGGTTGGAAACAGTTGTTGAGACTAAGGGCATTATTTCACCTCTTAATACGCTGTACGGGAGAGGATACCAAACACAGAGGCGTTTCCTGTCATCATATTATTATCTTCAATTTCCATGTTCTCAGCCAGTAAAGCAGCACGGGCCATATCTTCGTCAGATGTGTTAAAGTTTGAAATAGAACTGTTACCCATCACCCGTTCTTGGTAGATACGAGCGGCTCTAACCGCGATATAGCGGCGAGCTATTTCTGGTAGTTCTTCAAAACCAAGAGCTACAACGATGTCTACATAAACTGGTTCTGTGAATGTGTATGTGTGCTTAACGCGGTCATATAAGATGCGTCCACGGGCAACGAGGTCTTTGTTCTTATCGTCACCTGTGGTGTCTACTGACAACACGTTAGCGGGTAGAGCAAGGTTGTCGGCTGTGTTTGGAATTAGTTTATAGTTAAGTTCTGTGTTCCAATAGAACCCGTGTGTTTGAACTTCGCGGGTCACCTGTCGAAGTAGGTCTCTCGCTAGAGCCGCATCAACGGTGATATTACCCGTAATGGCACTCACTGGCGACTCGCCAATGTTCGCAAGGCATACGTTGACAGCTTCGAGTTCTGTCGTTGGGGTCAAAAGAGTTGCCATGAGTTATCCCTGTAAATGTAAAAAAGGACCCCTCTAGGTTAACTAGAGAGGCCCATGTTTGGTTAAGCCGCAGCGCGGAGTTCGATGATGCACTCTGGGCGCAATACACCGTGACCAACAGCCATTTTAGATACAGCGAGTGTACCTTGACGGCGGATGTCATATTCCATTTCTGTGGCCATATCCATCAACTGAACTGTACCCAGAGCTTGACGCTGGATGATCAATGCAGATGTGTCTGTAGCATTTACGGCATACTTGGCGTTGAAGTCTGGGTATGCAGCGGCTGTAGAGTGATCCACGGCTACGTTGTTAGACTTAACAATAGTCATACCTGCCACGTTCATTACTGAACCGTCAGAGTAAGAACCGTTAGCACCGAAGTCGCGGTTGATCAGCTTGTCGTCTTGCACGAGTGCGTAATAGACGGTTGGCGATACAATCACAAAACGCTCTGCTTCTGGTACATTGCGTGTATCAAGAGTAGCAGCGGCGTCATAGATGCCAGCAACAATTTGTGCTGTAGTTGGAGCAGCACCGAGAGCTTCAGAAGCAGCGGAGCCTTGACCAGCAATACCAGCGCCGAGGCCAGATGGGTCACGAGCAGCTTTGATAGCCATAGACAGCAAGTTGCGGTCATATGTTTGTGCGAGAGCTTGGCCCATTTGCTTTGAGTATTCAGCGCGAACATCATAATGGTTCTTAGCTTCATCGATATTTGCGATGAAAGTGTTTGAGATCAACAGGTCATCGATTGTGATGACTTTCTCACCATGCTCGATGTTGTTGCCCAAGATTTCTGCACCAGCGGTGTGGTACTCAGCTACGGTCTTGCCGATTGCTGGGAATTGAGCGGACTTACCGTTCTGGATAGAGCGGATACGGGTCTTTTCTTTCATCACAGTTTGTGCGTTGAAAGTAGACATTACCTCACCTGAGAAGACCTTCAGAAACAGGGCGTCAGTTGCACCTGTTAGACCAGCCTGACCCACGCGGGATGGATTAGCATTAGACATTTTATTTCACCTTGGAAAAGAGTTTAGATTGTTAGGTTGTTCTCTAACGTGTCCGTGTGCGCTCTTTCCGATAAGGTTATCCCTCGTAAGGGGCCTCAACGTAATTAATTGCTTTGGTTGAGTTAGATGAAAAAAAGAGAACACCCGTGGCCGTTGGATGTTCCTGTTTTCGCCACCCACTAATAAGCGGCGTGGTCGAGGAAGCCCGAAGGCTCCCTACTTTTTTGCTCTATTTGCAGAGCTAGACATGATTTTTAAGTTACTAGAAGAGTTGTCAGTAGCGTTACCGTTTGAATGATCAATGTCCTTACCAGTTAATTTGGACTTACCGTGTTTAGAGATCATCATACGCCGTGCCTTATTACGCGACACACGCTTCTTAACTTGTTCAGGACGAGCCTGATACTCTTTATCATAGTCTGAATAGACCCGTCCTGATTTGCTCATGTGTTCTTCCTATAGGATGTTAGAACGTCCCAACTTAGCCTCGACTTGTGCGCGGAACGCTGGATCATTTTCGTAGGATGGGCTTTGCATATCAGTCATCAATTGCTGCACACTGTCGTATGATCCGCCTGTACCACCCGACAAACTGCCAGATAGGTTACGGGAAGGCTCGATACCTTCACTGGCTTCACGCCGTGCGGCAATAGATCGAACAGACATACGGATAGCATTGAAGTCATTGCTGTCCATCATCCGATTAAAGTAGTCTATCTCAGCTTCATCTAGGTTATCAGCGGCCCACGCGGTTAACTCTTCGTAACCTTGCTCACCACCTACCTCATTCATTATGTTAGACCGTTGGCTATCCATAACGCTGATTTGGCTTTTAATGTAGCTATCAACTATTTCACGAGGAATACCTGCTTCCTCTAGCATATCATAGCTTTCAACGGAGAGGTCTCCATTGTCCCAGAATTCACGAGAGAGTGCATCGTAATCCACTCCAGCGTTATCTAGTTCCTCACGGACCTCGCCTTCCTCATGCTCACTTTCAGCTTGAGGTTCTTGAGAACCCATACGGGACTCTAGTTCTGAGTATGCTTTAGCCATATCTTCTGGAGAACCGAACTTCTCAGGGAGCCACTCTGGGCGGTCTGTCTCGTTCTGTTCTTGTACACCAGCATCCATTTCAGCGGCTTGTTCTTCCAAACTTGGACCTGCTGTTTCAGCGGATGTGTCGATAACTACTTGTTCGACCATTCTTATTCACCATTTCCTGCGACACTATCACGGGCTGCACCCGCAGCTTCTCTAGCAACAGGACCAGTAGCAGCTTTCGCCATCTCCATCATCTGTGCTTGCTGCATCTCTTGAGCCTGTTGTTGTCGTTCTTGTTGTAATTGTTCTTCAGATTTAATCAGACCATCCATGTCGATACCCAATGCAGTCCCAACACGAGTGATATAATCATTCACGTTCATGAACTGGGCGACAGCCTCAGGTCCTAATGGGGCTAGAGCTTGTAGGAACATTTGATATTTATTCATATCATGCCCACGGCCTAATGCCTCAAGACCTGTGACGATGGTTGGATTTGCCACGCCCTTAGGAAGTGACGGAAGTTTCTTCTTTTTAGTCATCCGAGCAATGATGCGGTTGACCAATGGTAACTGAAATTCTTGGCTCAAGATCGAGTAGACACCACCCAAGGCGTCCTCAAGTTCCCCTGCCATATACCGGACTTCCTCTGCGGTAACCCGTTCACCCGCGCGTTGGATCGCGGAGTTCATGAGGAAAGCATAGGCCAGACGCTCAGTAATAGTAGAGGCTGTCTGAGAAGCGATAGACATATCAGCTTGTTTCTGTACCTGTAAGGTAGACACTTCAGCAGCGTTTCCTGCCACAATAGCGCCGTTCTCAGCTTTGGAGATATCTCGCGCCCGTGTAGTCCCGTTAGGAGCCACAAGGAACACAACCTTAGCCGACACAGCGGAAGCCTCTAGGATAGCCTTAGACAGGCCCTCTAGGGAGATCAGATCACCAATGTATTCTTCTACATAGGAACGGCCATAGTCTTCACCATCGATGCGGGTCCACCGCAATGCCAGCATAGGTGCTTTATCCAGTGGATACTTACCGTGTGAGTTAGGAACGATCATACCATCTAGCTCTTGGTACAAGATATACTTGTTACCTTCACGGTACATCTTTGTGTATAGGTTGATCTCGTCAGATTTCTTATTGTTGTCATCGCTTGGGAGGTCACCCTCTTTGGCGGTCAACATTTCTTGGATGTCTTCAGGCAATGTAGCCCGTGACATGGTTTCCTTAACGATAACCTCGATCACCTCACCCATCGGGTCACGCTTAACAACATATCGGCTCAACGGGAAAACCCGCGCACCACCTTCAGGTGGGAGATATAGAAGGACGTTACCTGCGACAATCAACTGTTTGAGAGCCTCAAATATGGGAGACCGCATACCAGAGTTTTCAATCTCTGTCATTACGGCTCGTTCATACTTATTGAGAGCTTCGTCTACCTTGGCCCTTGCACCTTCTGTTTGAGCTAACTCTTGGATTGTAAAATCATCCAAACGCATAGCGAAGAAAGGAGCATTAGGTGGAAGTAGAGACAACAGAAGTTTAGAGGCTAGGTTGTTCACACCACGCGCACCAACACCTTGATATGGGGTGTACAGTTTGCTTGAAGAGGTGTGACCTTCCTCTGGAACAAGAGAAGGGATAGTTAGTTTAGCCGCTTCCCTTGCTCTCTCTAAATATGTCGTTCTGTGTGAGGATAGGTTTTCGTACTTCTTAGCGCAGACTGCTTCGTCTTTATGCACGATACACCTCTTTAATATTATTTGTTAGTATTGTTTTTCTGGACCATACCACCGAGTTTATTGGTGTCTGAGGTCATTTTATTTCTTGCTTTAATCTTGTAAGATTTAAAGCCACGAGACCGCCGATCCAGTGCTGTCCCATCTTCACTACCTTCACTCAATTTAGGAGCTTCTTGCTCTAAAACTTGTGGAGCTTGTGGGGGAGGAGGCGGGGGTGGGGGCGGCTCTGGTGTATTCATGAAACACATTTTAAATTAAGCCTTTCGTTTATTGATAGCCATAGGGTTTGATCGAGCCGTTTGGTAACGAGAGATGCCCATAGATTTACGCTTAACAGCGATCTTATCTTCATTGGTCTTCGATGCTTTACTCTTACGAGCCTTACCGCCATCACGACCACCACCAACACCATCTTTAGGGTCGATAGTCTGAGGCGCTGTCACAGGCGCGGATGAACCACCACCGCCGCCAGTCGTAACTGTGGCTGTTGTTACAGGAGCACGGACATCGGTAGAGTCATACACTTCTTGGTTAGTCTTGCCACCACTGGTCGCGTCAACCTGTGGAGCTTGATCCAAGGTAGTCCCACGAGAAACGATCAGACCACCACCGCCTGTTTTAGCCTTATACTCACTGACATTACCGTCAGCCAAATCCTTAGCAGACACACTGCTTTTACTGTTAAAGCTAGTTGTCGAGCCTGTCACAGGAACCTGCCTACGATCATCACGATCAGTGGCGTGTGTGTATGTAACTTGCTTGGCCTTAGAGGTCCCAGCGTTCTTTGTTGGTGCATAACTTGATCCTGCGAAATTATCCGCATCTAAGTTACGCCCAGAACTCTTTTTAGCTTGAGGCTTAGGCGCGGGTTTCGATTTGGACTTGGACGAGCTTCCGCCGCCGCCTCCACCACCGCCACCATCACCACCAAATACAATTTTTGATTGAAATAGTTTAGTTAAGAACATTATGTAATCCGTTTACTAAGGGTTATATGGCTTAGATCATAGCCACCATTCTTTAAGACCCTTTCCCAACCCTTACGTCCGTGTATTTCCACAGATGCACATTGATTGATACGGGCAAAGCGTTCAAATATAGACATTCCAGAAAGCCAGTCACCATCATCACCTGATAGCAAGACAACCCTGAGATTAGTAACCTGAGGGTATTCAATAAACTCAGTTATTGCCGCAGATGTTATCTCTCCTGTCTCAGGAACTTGGTGCAACCAAAGCAACCAAGTACCGTCCAAACAGAAATTATAAATATCTTCCATATGGACTTTATCATTAACAACTCTTGAAAATAACATATCTATTACAGGCCACAGAGTATCTATCGCTTTAGTTGATACGAGCGGGAATGACTCACCGTTCAACATTTAGAACATCCTCATTTTGTTCTGAGTAAATTCTATTCAATGTTCTAATCACATCAACCGCACCACGCCGAAAGAATATCTCTCGTTCTGACATGGATAGTTCTGGTGAAACATCAGGGTACATCCGCGAAAGGAAGTCGATTAAATTTTTGTCAATCATAGGGGTTTGGGTCATAAAACCACCCTTCTAGGTCTAGTAACGGTTAATATTATCCCCAAGCACGGGTCCATTGGGCGCAAATGCCTGACCTTACCACATCATCATGGTTGAAATGGCATACAGCGGCTTCAATGTTGTGTTTAAAAATCAGATCAATAGCTACTGCTAACCCTGACTTTTCCTTGAGATCGTGTTGCAAAAGATCGCCATTCACCAACACTTTTGTGTCCTCACCTATCCGAGTAAGAAACATTTTCATCTCATGGGGTGTTAGGTTCTGCCCTTCATCCAAGATAACGAAGGCGTTGTTAAATGATCGACCACGCATCACCTCGAAAGGCACGATCTCGATATCCTTACGCTTCATAGCAATCTCGAAACGACCCTTACCAAGTCGTTGTTCAAGAACCTCAGTGAGCGGGATTACCCAAGGCGCAATCTTGTCCTCGATAGTACCTGCAAAAAATCCCAGAGACTTACCTGCGGGAATATTTGGGCGAGTTAAGATGATCTTCTTTACATCTTTTCGTAAGAACATATCAGCAGCCGAAGCCGCAGCAATGTATGTCTTACCTGTCCCAGCGGGACCAGTAACGAATATCTGCGGGAAACGGTTGATACACTCGATGTAGTTTTTCTGAGCGGGGTTTTTTGGTACGAGAGGCTGTACCTTTGTGTTATCGGAAGCCTCTCGCACTTTGTCATTATAGGTTTTCTTACGCACCTTTAAAGTTCCATTTCACCTTGAAGTAAATTGATACGCATTTCTGCATAACGGATGACTTTCTTGAGGTCTGTGATTTCACTCTCAACCGCTGTCTGATCAGGATACAACTTGAACCCTGCCCTGACGGCATACTTACAAATATTACCTGTGTGGAACGGTAGATCATTACGCATAATGAACGTCACAGGCTCGATTGCATAACGTGTGTAATGGGAAGGTTTGTTAACGATATCACCGTCAACAGGTTCAACAACATCGAATGGGTTCATGGGGTCCACACCTTTATAGTATTAGTTGTTAGATCGTAATTATCGTACCGCAGTATCCGCGCTACCTGAGCTTGTTGCAGGGCCTCTGCTTCAGTATGACCTTGCTTTATGAACGCAGCGACAACGGCTGACCAACTACAGTCATTGTCTAGGACTTTCCTAGCGCCGACAGCGCCGATCTTATTTGCGCCTTTATAGCCATCCGTTGGGTCTCCTGTGAGCGTCTGGGTTAACCAGTTACGGTCAGCTTCTTCTTCACTGACATCGACAACAATGTTGAAAGTCTGATCCCACAGCTTGGCTGGGATAGTCTTCATGTCTTTATCAGCGGAGTAGATTACTTGCTCACCCACAGCGTTTGGGTTTGTCGCGTGGATACCCATGAGATCATCACCCTCCAGACCATCACGAAGGTCATACTTATAGTTCTCAATAACGTGCTGTCTGAGAAACGGCAGTAGCATGGGCTTTCGTGTGTCTTTGCGGTTACCTTTGTAAGACGGCAGGATATCTTTACGGAAGTTGTTCTTGGACGTTAGGCATAGCAGGTAGTCATCTGCTTTTGTTGTCTCCACGATATTCTCAATCGCTTCATCGAAATCTTTTTTAGTCTTCGCCTCGTCCGACCAAAGCACCCACAATCCGTTATCAAACCGTGTGGGTTCTTCGTTCTTCGCTGCCACCCTGTATATGGTTATGTCAGCATCGATCAGTACCATTCTAGTCATCTTTAGGTCTCCATTCCCCACACCAGTAGCTTGGAGCTACAATTTCAGTTGTCGGATACCTGTGGCAGTAATGTGTGCGAAACCTGTCTGACCCTTGTGTATCGATGTACAGACAAGTCTCGCATAGTTTTGAAGGAGCCTTAGGTTTTGGTTGAGGTTTTTTAGTGGGTCTCGTACCAGTTTTTCCCGATATTTGCTTCGCCATCTAGCTCCACCTTTAAGTTGAAATGTTTACCTGCATCCTTGATCGCTTGGATGCTTAGTTCGCCCACGAGTTCAGCAATGTCTTCATCGGCTTCGTATTGGTGTTCATCGTGGATGTTAGCCACGACCTGACACTTGTGCTTTAGGTTACGCTCAGTGAGGACCTTATCCATCTCAACGGCCCACCGCTTACACACCAAGGCCCCTGCGCTTTGTAAGAGAAGGTTCAGGGCTGAGTGAGAGCTACGGCAATGGAGGATACGTTTATCAAGACCGACTAGGTGACCACGTTTGGATGCTTTAGTTACCGCTGTGATCAGCTTGGCTAACGCTGGTGTTTGGTCTAGAAACTTTGTCTTTAGCTTCTGGCCCTCTTTGGGACCTTTACCTACCACCTCACCTATTTTGCCAGCACCTGCCCCGTAAAGAAATCCATAAATAAAACGCTTACTAGCTGATCTGTCAGGCAGACCCGCAGCTTTCATATTGATTGTATGGATATCACCGTTGACCACTTCGTGGCCGTATGCACCACCATCAAACGCAGCGAGAAAGTGACCAAGCATACGAAGTTCCAAACCTGAAACGTCAACGCCTACGAGCTTCTTACCTTCAGGTACTGTGAACAATTCACGGCACTCTTTGCCGTATGGTTTGCCGACTGAAGGTGTCTGGGCCGTGTTTGGGAACATATGCGTCATGCGCCCCGTCACAGCCCCGTTGGTGTTAACAGAGCCGTGTATGCGGCTGTCATCACCTACGAGAGCTAACCATGCGTTCTTACCTTCACCTAGCTGTCCGATCCTCTTCTGGATCATGAGCGAGGTAGCGATAGACTGCGCCTCTGGGTAAGTGAGATTGGAGAGAACTGTTTCGTCTACTTTAGCACGGCCATCTGGAGTAAACTCTTTCGGTTGCCAACCATACTTCTTGGTAAGTCGATCTGCTATATGCAAACGGCTGTTAGGATTGAACACGTTCAACTTAACAACTGTGTAAGGACAACCCTCAGTTACACTCGCACGATCAACGGACTTATAGTTGATTGTACGCTTGGGTGTCTTTACTTCGACAGCAGAATACCACGGGTCGAATATAGTATGTAGGTCTGTCTCAATTTTTGCACGTTCCATTTGAAGGTGCATCAGAAGTTTCTCTGCCTTAGCTACGTCAAATAGAAAACCATGACGCTTTTGCTCCGACACGATCCAAGCAACTTTATGCTCAAGATCAAGTGCCGCTGGAGAGTATTGCTTCGCTGAGATTACTGCCCACAGTTTTAAAGTGACAGCTACATCCTGTTCGCAGTATTCCTGCATCTGCGGTGACCACTCAGCCCAATCCGTAGATTGACCGAAGTCACCCTTCAAGACCCCTAGCCTCTTGCCCCAAGCCATCAAGGCGTGAGACCCACGTTGCCGTGGTTCTAGATTACCTGAATTAATTCTGGGACTATCCGTGTCACTTAGGTTAGTCCAGATAAGTCGGGTGCAAACTAGGGTGTCGATTACCCTGTCACGATCAACGTGAAAATCAGGGTAAACCTTTTCGAGAGCGGGGAAGTCGAAATCTACGCCGTTATGGAAGATTAAACCATCAGCACCTTTCATTCGATCAAGCCCCTCTTGAATTTCGTTGGGGCCGTATGAGAACACCTCTTTGGTATCTACGTCTTGGAGAACAAGACAGTGTACCTTGGTGAGAGTGTCCAGTAGTCCATCAGTCTCGATGTCGCCTACATAAATGCTCATAGCGGCCCCCTTGGGTTAGGAATTGAGTGTGTATCGCGTGTATTTCTGACCCGTGATGGGATGGAACTTGACGTTAGAAACGATCTCGTTACCTAACTCGCGTAGCTCTTGGATACGCTTGGGGAGTGAGGACACTGAGTATTCCACCATCGCTTCACGCACGGTGATCGATCCAGCTTTCTTCAAGTGCTTCATGATTTTGTCGTGTTGAGTTTGACCTGTCATGGCTTTCCATCCTTTATGTTCGAGGTTCTGGGCTAGGTTGTTCCAGTAGGTGTAGACATTGGCGTACACATCTGGGTTCTGAGCCGCCAAGACTGCGTAAGTCTCAGCGTTCTCAAAGATTTGATCAGTATTCAGCGTTGAATTCATCTTGTGTGAACTCACTCTCTGAAAGCCGACCTGTTTGTTTATCGAAGTAGAGCGTGGTTGCAATGCCCGTCTCGCCACTGAAGCGATTTTTTAACACTCTAACAGTCACTTGGTTCGCCTCGTCCTCAGATTGCTGGTTTCTTTCGAGACCGATCACTGAGTCCGATAGCTGCGCGATACTTGCGCTGCCCCTAAGAGCGTTGAGTGAGGTCGCAATGCCTTCCTCAAACCCTTTGTTACCTTCAGGGCGTCTTAGGTGTGATACTAGGATCATACCGATCCCTGTCTCCTCAACTAAACTGCGGAGCTGTGTCATCAGGACATCGATAGCTTTACGCTCGTCTAAGGCCCTGCCATCTGAGCCGTTTTCAAGGCCACTGACAGCAATACTGAGATGATCGAGGACAATGAAGCTAACGTCACAGCCCTTCGCAAGGTATCTGATTTTGTCGAGGAGGTTGTTGGCAGACAGGCTACCGAAATGATCGTAGAGGTAAACACGACCAGAACCCACGGTGTCATCGAAAGCAAGTTTAAGATCAGCATTTGAT